CACAGAAGAAGAAGCACGAGAAGCGACTCTAGAATATTTTAATGGCGACGAGCTAGCTACCAACGTTTTTATGACCAAGTATTGCATGCGGGATAACGAGGGGAGCTTTGTAGAAAAGACTCCGCACGATATGCATGTACGCATGTCGCGCGAATTCGCGCGCATTGAAGATAAGTTCAGCGAACTCGCGGGCGAGCATGCCTTAACAGAGGAAGAGATTTTTTCCTACTTTAAAAACTTCAAGTACATTGTGCCACAGGGCTCTCCGATGATGGGAATAGGAAATAATTATGTTAACGTGTCTTTATCCAATTGTGTTGTCGTTGAATCACCCGATGATAATATCAGCTCAATTGTTGATGCCGGAAAACATTTGGCTAATTTATTTAAACGTCGTTGTGGAGTTGGCCTCGACATATCTAATTTGCGACCCGAAAACGCTCAAGTAAATAACTCCGCGCGCACCACCACGGGAGCATGGTCGTTTGCCGATTTCTATTCTTATATTTGTCGCATGATAGGTCAAAATGGCCGACGTGGCGCGCTTATGATTTCGATGGACGTCCGTCATCCCGATATAAAAAAGTTTGTCACCATGAAGCAGGACCTTGCGAAAGTAACGGGCGCAAATGTCTCGGTGAAAATAAGCGACTCTTTTATGAGAGCGGTTGAGAATAAGAAGTCATTTACCCTGCAGTTCCCGGTTGATTCCGAGAGCCCCACTCACACACAGGAGATCCGAGCATCGGATCTGTGGGATGAGATAGTAAAATCAGCGACAGCGACAGCAGAACCAGGGCTCCTTATGTGGGACAACATTATTAATAATTTACCAGCGGAGTGCTATAAAGATGAGGGATTTCGAACACTTACGACCAATCCGTGTGGAGAAATACCCCTGTCGGCGTACGATAGTTGTCGCCTTATTTCCTTAAATCTTAAACACTTGGTGCGTAATCCGTTCAGCGACAAGGCCGTGTTTGATTTTAATAAACTTAAAGAGATTGCCTCAGTAGGCATGCGGCTGTCAGATGATCTGGTGGAACTTGAGTTGGAAAAACTGGAAGCCATAAAAGAAGCCTGTGACACCAGCAGCGAGAAGGATTTATGGAGTAATTTATACAGCGCATGCGTGAATGGTCGTCGTACCGGCCTGGGCACTCATGGATTGGCCGACGCCGTGGCCCGCCTCAACCTGGCCTACGATTCTGACGAGGCGATTGAAATTATCGAAAAGATTTACGAAACACTCCGCGATACGGCATACCTGGAGAGTGTATACCTAGCCCAAGAACGCGGCGCCTTTCCGGTATTTGACTGGCAAAAAGAGAAAAATAACTCATATATCAAAAGGCTCCCAAAAAATCTGTCCGAAAAAATTGAGACTTTTGGGCGCCGTAATATTTCTATTTTAACCAACGCCCCTACGGGATCGGTTTCCATTATGTCCCAGACTTCCTCTGGTTTAGAGCCGGTGTTCAGAAACCTTTATATTCGTCGACGTAAACTATCACACAACGAACAAGACCTTGAAGCCGATTACACTGACGACTTGGGAGACAAGTGGTTAGAATATAGAGTGTTTCACCACAATGTTCGTGAGTATCTTGATTTGTTTGGGGGGGACGTGGCGCCTGATTTTTTTGTAGAGTCGAACGACATTGAATGGACAAAACGCGTTAAGGTGCAAGCAGCAATCCAACGAAGTATCGACCATTCCATCAGCTCTACTATTAATCTTCCCAAAGGCACCGACCCACAGGTTGTGGCTGATATTTATATGGAAGGGTGGAAACAGGGCCTTAAAGGAATTACGGTATACGTTGATGGATCTCGATCAGGCGTCCTGGTGGAGAAGGGGAAGGAACGATTTCCACACCACACCGCGCCCAAGCGGCCGCTTGAGCTTCCCTGTAATATCCATCATACCACCATACAAGGAGAGAAGTGGGTAATCATGGTAGGTCTAATGGACGGCAAGCCCTACGAAGTTATGGGGGGTCTTTCTAATCTTATTGAGATTCCTCGCGCCAAGGCTAAGGGAACTTTGGTCAAACACCCAAGAAAAACAATGAATGCGGTTTATGACTTGCAGATCGGAACAAATGGTGATACGGTAATAGTAAAAGATCTGGTAAAAGCATTTGACAACCCAAACCATTCAGCGTTCACTCGGATGATCTCGCTAGCGCTCCGAACCGGAGCAAATATTCAGTACGTGGTGGAACAATTACAAAAGGATCGCGATGCGGATTTATTTAGTTTTGCCAAGGGCGTTTCTAGAGTTTTGAAAGGATATATTATCAATGGAGCTAACGCTTCTGAAAAGGTTTGTTCGGAATGTAAAGCCGAAGGACTCGTGTATGTTGAAGGATGTATTACTTGTAAAGCGTGTGGTTATGCCAAATGCGGCTAATTAGTATAGGAGAAAATTATGGCATACTCAAAAAAAGTTATAGATCATTTCGACAACCCGCGTAATATAGGTTCTCTAGACAAAAAAGATCCAAGCGTTGGCACCGGCATTGTAGGAGCGCCCGAATGCGGGGATGTTATGAAGTTACAGATTAAAGCGGATGAGGGGGGGCACATATGCGATGCGAAGTTTAAAACCTTTGGGTGCGGATCCGCCATCGCCGCCTCTTCTCTGGCAACAGAGTGGATAAGGGGTAAAACCCTAAAAGAAGCGGCCGATATTAAGAACACAGACATCGTGGAGGAATTATCGCTTCCTCCGGTTAAGATACACTGTTCGGTTTTAGCCGAAGAGGCAATTAAAGCAGCGATAGAAGATTTGGAGAGTAAATGAGATTCACACCGGTAAATAACCACCTTTACGTAGAAGTGTTAACAGAAGACAAAGAAGAAACGGGAGTATTGCTCCCCCAGAATTACCGATCGGCAGAAAAGCCGTTTGCCGCTGTGAGGGTCTTGGGTGCCTCGATGGCGGCGCCATGGACCCCGGGGTCCGTTCTCGTTGTAGAGGCCCAGATGCTTCGGGATATTGAGTACAATGGCAAGACCTTTACAGTGGTTAAAGAAAACTATGTGATCGGGGCCTTATCATAAAAGCACCAGAGTTGAACACAAAAAAGCTCGTCATCGGATACAGCCTAGAAGCTCTTCAGTTTGCCGAAACACAGAATGCAATGCTTCTCCTCAATGGTGCTACAACACCGCACCCGGTGGAGCATAAAGAGCGCGAAGATAAGTGGTATCGCCTGACATTTGATCTGGGAATGCGAGGCCTCACGCCGATCCCTTCCACAATAGAGAGCATTCGTATCGAAAACAGCACAGCTAACGTTATAACAGAGTTCCACAGACTGATTAAAATACATTTTGAACAGCTTTATATATATGATATGGATTTAATAGAAGGAATTCCAGTGGAGGAAAAAATAGAGGAATATATTGTATATGATTGGTTTGATATCAAGCGAGGCGCTAAACAACCTGCGTGCAAGATCTTAACCCCCACAGACTTTATTCGAAAGGTAGTTTTTTATCCTTCGATAAGAAAAGACGGTAACGATGGCTCTTTTAAAGATTGTTATACGAAATCTTACATATCTCCTCATCGGCTTGAAGAATTTGAATATTCTGAAACAGCAGCCAAGATGGCCACGATGAGGCTTATTAAAGAGAACGGCTTGCGTGGCCCTCGGCGTAGCTTTGGAGAAAAGACTCACTATCTTAATCTTGTGCTGGAGCATGATCGGCGAGTTCTTCATAAAAATAAAAAAGAATTTATACAGAGTAGCGATCTGCCCCCTAACATAAATTTTTTTAATATAACCAACTCATGGACATAGCAGCTCAAAACCCTCATTCGTTTCATCTCGCCGGCATCGTACCAGTAGCTGCTTCGTCGGGAGAGTTTGGTCTTCCGGGGCATGACGTATTCATGCCCGTGGCCCCTGATTTTAACCTGATCGAGGCTGCTGTCGCTGAGTGCTCTTATGCGGGATGTGAATCTATATGGATAGTGTGCAATGATGATATCGCCCCGCTGATTAAACACAGGGTAGGAGACTGGACAGAAGATTTGTATACGATCGAAAAAGGCCGCTACGTAAACTACCCCAAAGAGCACCACGTCTCTATTCCTATTTACTACGTGCCCATTGAACCAAAACATCGAGATAAGTACGACTGTTATGCTTGGTCTATCCTCCACGGCGCAAATGTTGCATATTGGATTTGTAGGCGCCTAGGCCGCTGGTTAATCCCCGATAGATACTACGTCAGCTTTCCTTTCGGTCTGTGCGATCTCCAAGAAGTTAAAAAAGCAAAGAGCAAATTAAGTACCTCTAAATCTTATTACTTTTCTTACGGAGGAAAGACGGTGTGCGACGGGATTCCTTTAAGTTTTACTTTCGACACTGCCGAGTGGCGCCGAGCAAGAAATATTATTAAGTCCAACTCTCGCTCATATTATCCTCCACTTGAAGGAGAGAAAATACCGAGCAGGAAACTCCCCCCAGAAGAGCGCAGAAAGTCCAGGCATTTCAAGCTCCTAGACGTTTTTAAAGATGCCGACTTATCAGATGCAATAATAAATGAACTTCCTTGGTTTTATGACTTGACAACGTGGGCCCAATATTGTACACTAATAACATCAGGACATTACAAAGACATCAAACGACCTTATGGTTTTGTTACTGGTCACATCAGTATAGGAGAAAACGACAGTGAATAGAAAAGAGCCCTCGATCCCGTTTGTGGGACTGCACGCGCACAGCGTAGCGGGAAGCATCTTTGATGCGATTGGATATCCGCCAGAGCATATGGATTTTGCGTACGGCAACGGCGCCGAAGGATTGGCCTTAACGGACCATGGGAACATGAATGGATTCAGCCACCAGTTGTTACATGTACAAAAGATGAAGGCCGAGGGAAAGGATTTTAAAGCGATCTACGGAGTAGAAGCTTATTTTATTCCCAGCATTAAAGAATGGCGCGAAGAGTATGAAAGAATAAAGCAGGACACTAAAGAGTCGCGCAAGCTCAACAATGAAATGAGCGGCACTACGATTGAAGACGAAGAAGAAAGCAAGAAGGCCATTAGGAGCCTTTTAAATCATCGTCGTCACATGGTTCTCATAGCTCAAAATCAAACAGGGTTGAATAATATCTTTAAGCTAATCTCCGAAAGCTACAGGCAAGAAAACTTTTATCGTTATCCCCGTGTTGATTACGAAATGCTAGAGAAATACAGCGAAGGAGTAATCGCTTCCAGCGCGTGTTTGGGAGGCATATATGCCGGAGATTATTGGAGCAATCACGAGGCAGGAGAAGAGGCAGTTCTAAATGCGATGCGTACTACCACTGAGAATATGGTAGAAATCTTTGGAGATCGTTGGTACGGAGAATTGCAGTGGAACAATGTTCCTCAGCAGCACGAATTAAATAAGTATATCATCCAAATGAAAAACGAGTATGGTATTACGTTGATTTCTACTGCTGACAGTCACTATCCAAACCCAACAGCCTGGAAGGATCGAGAGCTTTATAAACGACTCGGCTGGCTCGGCGGTAAGAATCGACCGGACTATCTATCTAATGAGCTACCAGCAGACATCGACGTCATTGGCTACGAACTATACCCCAAAAATGGTGATCAGATGTGGGAGTCGTACAAAAAATATTCAGAGTTGTGTGGAGTAGAATACGATGATGACCTGGTGTTGGATTCGTTGACAGAAACTCACCACATCGCGTTCAGCCGAATTGAGGATTTTCAACCGGACACGTCTATTAAACTTCCTGACTTCGTAGTGCCAGAAGGGGCGACCGCAGAAGACGCACTTCAAAAGCTGGCAATTGACAGCCTGCGGACAAAGAATCTTCATGAGAATCCAGAGTACGCCGATCGGTTAAAAATGGAACTCGCCGTAATTGAAGATCGAGGATTCAGCAAGTATTTTTTGACCATGAAAGCTATTGTAGACAAGGCTAATGAGGTTCAGATAACAGGCCCAGGCCGCGGCTCAGCCGCTGGCTCGCTCGTCGCTTATGTACTAGACATTACACAGGTAGATCCTATTCGATGGGGACTTCTCTTCGAGAGATTCCTGCGTCGAGATGCCACAGATTACCCTGACATCGACTTTGATGTGTCGGAACCGATGGAACTCAAAGAACGCCTCGCCGAAGAGTGGGGAGAGAACACCGTTGTGCCAATTTCCAATTGGAATACGCTTCAGCTAAGATCTCTTTTGAAGGATATCAGCAAGTTTTACGACATTCCGTTTATAGAAGTCAATAAGGTTACGAGTATTATGGTAAGAGAGGCCACTCCTGACGCCAAGCGCAAGCATGATATTAAGGCCGGCGTCTACAATCCCACGTGGAAAGAGGTCATGGAATTTAGTCCATCCTTGCGCGGCTTCCTAATAAAGTACCCGAATGTTAAGACACACGTCGAAGCGCTAGTCGGTCAGGTGCGTTCTTGCTCTCGACACGCCGGCGGCGTTCTAGTGGCTGAGAACTTGGACGAGAGAATGCCACTGATTAACTCCGGTGGCGTTCGTCAGGCACCATGGGCCGAAGGACAACATGTACGCCACTTAGAGCCGCTCGGGTTTATCAAGTTCGATTTACTTGGACTCTCAACCCTTCGCATGATTGATGGTTGTGTTCGCCATGTGCTGCGGCGACATTACAATATTACAGAGCCTACGTTTAAAGATGTCAAAGATTTTTATAGTAAGTATCTGCACCCAGACAAGATAGATTTTAATGATCAGGAAGTATACGAGAATATTTTTCAAAAGGGAAACTGGGCAGGCATCTTTCAGTTTACGGAACAGCCTGCACAAAGCTTTTGCAAGAGGGCTCAGCCTGAAAGCCTGATCGACCTCGCAGCCATCACTTCTATTTATCGTCCGGGCCCACTCTCGGCTAACGTTCATGAGCAATACGTGGACGCCAAGAATAATCCAGATGATATCGAACACATTCACGATATTGTTGAGGCAGAAACAAAAGAAACATTCGGCTTCTTAATTTTCCAGGAGCAGATTGCGTTGCTTGCTCATAAGCTGGGCAAGAACCTTAGTTTGGACGAAGGAAACATGCTGCGCAAAGTCCTAACGAAGAAAGGAACCGGCAAGGAGAGCGAAGTTAAGAATAAGCTTTATGCAAAATTTGTTGAGGGCTGTCAAGAGAAGGGCCTACGTATTTCGGAGGCAGACAGACTGTGGAAAACGTTTGAGTATTTCTCCGGGTACGGCTTTAATAAGTCTCACGCAGTTTCTTATTCTATTATTTCATTCCAGTGCGCGTGGCTGCTCAATTATTATCCATCCGAATGGATGGCGGCTTTTCTTGACAAAGAGCCTGAGTCCCGAAAAGAGAAGGCAATCAATATTGCGAAGAGCTACGGATTTAATATCGAGAAGGCAGACATTAATGCTTCAGGGAATGTGTGGGAAATCGATGCTGTCGACAGTATGACACTAGTGCAGCCGCTCTCTTCTTTGAAGGGGCTCGGAGACGCAGCCATTGAGCAGGTACTTAAAAATCGTCCATTTGAAACAATTGAGGATGCTATTTTCCATCCAGATGTGGTATACTCTAAGTTCAATAAGAAGGCACTGGATGTGTTGGTACGTAGTGGGGCGATGGATAGTTTAATAGACGATCGTTTTTCGGGGCGCAAACATTTTTGGTCGTCAGTTGCGGTTGACAGGCCCAAGAACAAGAAGAAGTTTAACGAAAACATAGAAACATACGAGCCGGAGGGTAATTTTTCTCACGAAGAAGAGATTGAGAATACAGTAAGCCTTACGGGGATATTTCCCATGGATTTGGTGGTGGATCATAGAATTCAAAATCGCCTGGATGAACTGTATGTTCCTCCAATCTCGGAGTACGACCGGGAGTTGGGACTGGTCTGGTTCATTCCTCGCGAAGTTGTTGAGCGGAAGACAAAGAATGGTAAACCTTATTTAATTATCACTGTAATCGATGGCAACTCTGCCTTGACAAAGATTAGATGCTGGGGTATAATGCCAGGTAAAGATCGAGTATTTGTTAATCGACCCTACATGGCGCGGCTGGATTATAATGAACAATGGGGATTTAGCACAAGATCGATTAGAAGAAACATGAAGCTACTAGGATAGGAGAGAAAATGGCCAGAAGAGAAGGCGAAAAAGGAATCACTCGCAAAAAGAAGACAAGTATTGGTAACAGCAAATTTACTAAACGCGGCACACCGGGCCCACATGGAGGCAATAAGTGCTACAAGAAAAAGTATCGAGGGCAAGGAAAATGATAGCAGACATAGTAGTTGATTTACAGTACGGTGACTGCGGCAAGGGAAAGATAACCCACCATTTACTACGCCAAGGTGCTTACACACACTGTCTTCGCTACAACGGCGGATGTAATGCGGGCCACACCATTTACCATGAGGGCAAGAAGTTTGTAACCCATCATATTCCGGCCGGTGTTTTCTTTGGAGTTAAATCTATTATCGGCGCAGGGTGTGTGGTTAACCTAGAACAATTTTTCAAGGAAATAGAAACACTGGAAGAGAACGGGATTCCCTGTAATGAACTAGTAAGAATAGCAAAGAATGCACATATTGTTACAGACAAGCACCTTGACGAAGAAACCAGTGAGAGCACCATAGGTACAACCAAGCGCGGCAACGGCCCGGCTTATCGAGATAAGTACGCACGCAGGGGTATTCGCGCAGAAATGGTACCGGCTCTCATGGACTATGTAGTTGATCTTTATAAAGAACTTCATGAACATCCACATGCTGTGATCCTCTGTGAGGGCGCACAAGGCTTTGGACTGGACATCGACTGGGGAGATTACCCATATGTTACCTCAAGCCACTGTACGACAGCGGGAGCGCTCTTGAATGGCATTCCTGCCACCGCGGTCCGCAACGTATGGGGGGTTGCAAAGGCCTACGAAACCTACGTAGGATCTAAGAAGTTTCACGGCAAAGGTGAAATATTTGACAAACTACAAGAAACGGGTAAAGAATTCGGCGCCACCACAGGCCGCCCCCGCCAGTGTAACTGGACCAATTTAAACCTCCTAGTGAAATCTATAAATATTAATGGAGTAACCGACTTGGTAATCAATAAGGTAGATATTTTACGAGAGCTTGATCGGTGGTCATTCAGACTCGATAACAAAAATAACGTTGAGATTCATCTGCAGAATGAAGACAGCTGGAAAGATTATCTAGAACTTTATCTTCCCCAGGTGGAACTTCATTTTTCAGATAATCCGGAGAGAATATAATGAAAACCACTATCACATGTAGCCCGCTTTTGAAGGAGCCAGAGCTTCGGAAGGCGCCGGTGGTCGTGAGGGTAAACGAATTTAATAACAAAGCTGCAAAAGAGTTTGGCGCTCAGATATCGGCGGCCCACAATACGGGACAATCAGTTATCCCGGTTATTGTTGATTCATACGGTGGTCAAGTCTACAGCCTAATGGCAATGATATCATCCATTAAGCACGCAGAACTCCCCGTAGCCACTATCATTGAGGGAAAGGCCATGTCTTGTGGAGCGATCCTGTTTTCTTTTGGAGACGATGGGATGAGGTTTATGGATCCTGATGCTACCTTAATGATACATGATGTTTCAACATCCGTATGGGGCAAGGTGGAGGAAATTAAAGCAGACGCGGCAGAAGCGGAACGATTGAATCAAATAGTTTATAAGATGATGGCCAGAAACTGTGGTAAGAAAGATGATTACTTTTTGGATCTTATCCACGGCCGCGGCCATGCTGACTGGTTTCTAGATGCTGCCGAGGCAAAGAGCCACAACCTAGCTAGCCAAATACGAGTACCCAAGTTTAACATAACAGTTAACGTTAACATTGATTTTGAATAGGAGAAAAAATGATTATACAGTACCACCGAGTCCGTAAGGACGCAATTGAACCAACCAGGGGGCATCCGAGTGATGCGGGCCTGGATGTGTATTATTGTCCCGATGACTTTTCTACTTCGGCACGCCGGATTGAGCCCGGCGAGGGCGCCCTACTGCAAACAGGATTGAGGTTTGAAGTACCACATGGATATATGTTAGAGGTCAAGAACCGCTCCAGCATTGCGGCGAACCGGAATCTCATTGTGGGCGCATGCGTAATAGACTCAGGCTACGCCGGCGAAGTGTTTATTAATCTTCACAACGTTGGAAACGACACTCAAATGATTGAAAAGGGAACAAAGATAGCCCAGCTTGTGATGGTNCCTGTTGTTTCGTTTCAGGCTTGGGAAAATGAAGATGGAGAACTGTATGAATATCCGGTCACGATAAGCGCGCGCGGNGACGGCGCATTNGGGAGTACTGATGCAAGTTGAAACNGGAGGCCTATGGAAGAGGTCAGAGGGCGCCGTTGGATTTAGTTCGGAGAGCGGCGAGTGGGATACGCCACAAGCATTTTTTGATAAGCTTGACGAGCAATTTGAATTTACTTTAGATCCATGTGCAACAGAAGCCAACACCAAATGTAAGAAATATTTCACCAAGAAAGAGGATGGTCTAGCACAAGACTGGAAGGGTCACACCGTTTTCGCTAATCCTCCCTACGGCCGCGGCATCGGTGTGTGGCTAAAGAAGGGATATGAGGAATCTAAAAAGCACAATACCCTAGTCGTGATGCTGGTTCCATCTAGGACAGACACCAAGTGGTGGCATGATTATGTGATGAAAGCCAAAGAAGTACATCTAGTTCGCGGCAGATTAAAGTTTGGAACGTCAGAAAACGCGGCACCATTTCCCTCCGCCGTCGTAGTGTTTCATTCAAATACTTTATATAGGCCCCCGGTTGCTTTGGCGCCCAGCTTCTATCCAATGGAGCGCACATGAGTCGTCCCAAGCTGCGAAAAATAGATACCGCAAAGCGAAAGAGAGAGCGCAAAGAGACGCAGGAAGAGCTTCAAAAAAGAACGAGTATGTTTTTGGACGTACCCGAAGAGTGCTGCACGTGCAGTACAAAATTTGACAAGAAAAGTAAAGAGATGGCAGACACATGGCATGTTGTTGTGTTTGAAGAAAGAAAAGTCATACGTCTCAGCTGCCCATCATGCTGGGAACAGGTTCAATTACTAACGGAAGAAAAAAATGCAAAGTAAAGAAGCACTATCATACGGCGATATACTTTTGGCGCCACAATATTCAGATATCAAAAGTCGATCAGAGATTAATATCACGAGCACGCTACCGGGCCCGTATGCTACAGTTCAGTTTTCTCTTCCTATTATCGGTAGCCCAATGGATACTATAACCGAAGTAGAGATGGGTGTAACAATGTGGAAGGAGGGCGCCTTCGCAATAATTCACAGATATAACACCATAGAGGAACAGGCGTCACTAGCTGATGCAGTTATAGTCGGGCGTGGCGCTAATGCGGCTGCAGCCACTGGGGCAGCTGGAGATTATTTAGACCGAGCAAGGGCACTGTATGATGCTGGCGTGCGTATTCTTTGTATCGACGTAGCCCACGGCCATCATCTTCACGTGAAAAACGCTCTTCATAAGCTTCGACAGACTTTCGGAAATAAAGTTCATATAATGGCTGGAAATGTTGCCACCCTTGAGGGGTTCGTTGATTTGGCCAATTGGGGAGCAGACAGCGTACGTGTTGGAATTGGTGGCGGCAGCATTTGTAGTACAAGAATTCAAACTGGACATGGAATTCCCACCTTGGAGTCGATTATAGCCACACGCGTGGCTAAGCAAGGAGGTCGCTTCGCCAACGTTAAAGTAATAGCCGACGGTGGCATCAAAAATTCCGGAGATATCGTTAAAGCGCTAGCGTGTGGCGCTGATTTCGTGATGGTTGGATCACTTCTCGCTGGTACCGATGAGTGCCCTGGAGAAATTTTGGAAACAAAAAAAGGAAAGTTTAAGACTTATCGAGGAATGGCTAGCAAAGATGCACAGATAGATTGGCACGGGAAGACCGCGTCTCTTGAAGGCATCTCTACCGTTGTTCCCTGCCGAGGTCCAGTATCTGAAGTATTAAAAGAGATTAGGAGAGGGATTCGAAGCGGCCTGTCATATTCAGGCGCGCGATCTATTAAGGAGTTGCAAGAAAAAGCACAGTTTATTGTTCAATCAACAGCGGGTCAGGCGGAAAGCTCAACCCACATACTGAGTCGATGAAAAACAATTCAACTGTGAGTTTTTTTCTTCACCCGCGGTTACACGAGGATTTGAAAATAAGAATGCACTACGATGGTTTTAAAACACAGAGTGAATTTTTTAGAGCCTGTGTCATTTCTTACTTAGAAAAGAATGATAAATTTATGGAGTTTTTAGATTTTTATAAAGGAGATCAAAAATTACAATCCAAAGCTAATATAAAAAAGTCGGCGAGACTAAGAGAAAGTGGAAAAGATTTAATGAAAAAGCTGGGGATTACAGAAGAAGATGTAGAAAACATATTTGATTTAATAGAAGAGGAGATACCAGAGTTATGAGAGAATGTTCCAAACGTTGTATGTTAAGAGAAAAGTGTTGTACGGAAGAAGAGTGTCGAATGTGGATCGACTATCCGGAAGACCATAATTGCACCCTCATTGCGGTTCATAGACACGGACCCATGACGTTAAAAGAAGTGGCAGCCCGACACCACATAAGTATAGTGAGGGCAAAACAGATAGTTGACGATACTTTGAATAAAATAAAAAGCGTCGTTATGTTTGATAGATACTAATTAAATGTAGCAACACTTGTTCGTTTTAGGAGAATATTATAATGAGTAAAAAAGAAAATCTACTTACCGAGGTTCAAGTTCGTCAATTCATGAAACTTGCTAATTTAGAGCCACTTTCGGCTGGCTTTGTTGATGGTCTCGGCGAAAGCCATGGCCGCGGCAAAAGAGAAGGCGCCGCAGGGTACGGACATGAAGACCAAAATTCTCGTTTAGAAGAGCAACTCCCCGGAGAAGAGGAACTCCCTCTGGAAGAGCCCGGCCTCGACGAGCCCGGCCTCGACGAACCAGGCCTTGACGAACCAGGCCTTGAAGATCCGCTCGATGAGCCGCTTGAAGATGTTGGCGGTGGTCGCGAAGTAAGTGTTGATGATTTTCTTGCCGCGCTAGAGGTAGCGCTAGAGGACGTTCTTGGAGATGAAGTTGAAGTTGATCAAGAGGACGACGTCGAAGAAGAGCCCGTCGAAGAGCCTATGGAGATGGAAGCCGAGCTGGGTGATGCACCCGCGGATGAGCCCGCGCCAGAGCTACAAGAAATGATTGATAAGATTACGAAACGCGTTGCCAAGAGAATAGTGCAGGAAGCTCTCCAAGATAAAAAAAAAAAGTCTGAAGAGCCCCTAACTGAGTTTAACTTGCCCGGATGGAAGGGGCGTCTCGTTAAAAGGTTTCAGAGAGAGCTCGAGGACGCCGCCCGGAAGCTACAACCTCCGGGCCCCGGGGAGCCGCGGCTAGATCCTGAAAGTATTGTTAGTCAGTGGCCCGACGCGGAGAAACTCGACGACGAGCAAAGGAGATTCCTCACTCGTCACTTAGGTCAGCTATCGAAGATGTCAAGGGCAACAGAATTTTAAACTAAAATAAAAAGCAGTATTTGATTGATAAATAGAACAAGAGCTGTTATAATAAAACCGTGGGAACTCCCCGCGGTTTTTTTTTGGAGTTAAGGTGGAACTAACCGATATTCAGACTGCCATATTAGTTTGCGTGTATTTATTTGGCGTGTTCTCCTGCAAGTTTGCTACACAATTTTTTGAAGTCTCACATGCTGCTCACGTTGTGGAGAAGACTATATATCGTTGTCTTCTAATGTGTGCCAAGATTAATGAAGATGTTGCTTTTGTTCGAGAGATTAAATATAATCATTTGAGAAAAGCTGACTTCGATAAAAAGCGTATTAAAGAATTCATGGGAGTGGACGACAAAACCATAAATAACTGGAAAGAATCAGTTGTACAAAATATATTGACTAACACGCCTCGTTCTTTTTCTTTCGTCACAAAGTTTACCAATTGGAAAGAGGCTATGAAACAACTCGATGAAATGCATAAGGAGCAACAGTGAGCGACCAAGAAGAAGAAGTTATTGTATTTGAGAGCGAAGACGAGCCGGACGAGCCAAGAGTGCTGGGAATTTATGGAGACGTCAACGAAGAGAACACACAGGAATTTTTAATAGGGCTTCTTCACTATCACCATACTTGCGAGGGCCCTCCAGATGAGGATGGGATCATTCCGCTTAAGCCAGTCGATTTCTATATTTCAACAGGCGGCGGCAACGTGGCAGAAATGTTTGCCGTCTATGATATGATGCGAATGGTTCGAGAAGACTGTCCTCTCCACACTTTTGGAATAGGCAAAGTAATGTCGGCCGGTGTATTGTTGTTAGCGGCAGGCACCAAAGGTGAGCGTCGTATTGGCAAGAACTGTCGCATAATGCTACATCGTGTTTTAACGGGCGAAAGCGGCAGTCTCCACAATATTCAGGCTTCCGTTAAAGAAGCGGAAATCATGGAGCTTATGATGTTCGAAGCGCTGGTAGAAGAGACCAATTTAACAATGAAGCAGGTAAAGAAGATTGTTGCTAAAAACCTTGATGCATACTTTAGCGCAGAAGAAGCGGTTGAAATGGGTATTGCAGATATAATCGTCTAATTATATCAGGAGCTTGTATTATGACCAACGATTTTGATCAGATAGTGGAGAACCACTTCAGAGAAAGAGAAGATGTTTTCGGTTTCGAAAACATTGTTGAACTGATTGAAGAGATAATGGAAGGCAAAAAGTCGAGCAGCAAGGGGAGAAGAGTATATGATATGGTGCTGGGCCAGTTTAAGGCGCCCACCGAGCAAGCCGGAAAGCTCAATTCGGCCGAACGTCAAGTATTTCAAAAATACATCTCGAAAAACATTACCGGGGATACACTAACCGAAAAGATTGAGCAAATTAATATGGTAGCCGCCGGCGACGTGGATGAAAACGCACCCATCTCAGAGATCTTATCATCTTTGGGCGCCCTCAAAATGTTACAACAAACGCTGGATGATTTTAATGAGTCGACGGCAGGATTTTTGTTTGAAGCATTTTTGTCTGCACTACTAGAGGGAAAACAAGTAACCGAGAAAGTTGGCGGAACACTGCCGATCGAAGACTGCATGTTTTTTGTGAATCCTAAAACCGGAGAGCCCGGGCAACCAGTCAGCCTCAAGTTGCTCAGCGCAAAAACTATTATTGAAGGGAGCCTAGTAAACCTACTTGGGTTTTTTATGCGCCCCGATATCGCTGCTGTGGCTAACGAAAAAGGTATTGAATATATTGTTGCCACCAAGACCAAAGGAAACCGACTAGATCTCTACTCATTTACAATAACCCCAGATGATTTCTTTAACTGGATTGATGAAAGCTACTTTGATTTTAATAAATTAGCGGGAGCTGGTGTGGATTTCGAAACGACAGGAGATGATTTAGTGACAGAGGCAGAGGAAAACCCCGGACTAAACGCGCCAGAAACAATCACTAAAAACGCTCGGACATGGATTAATAATGTAAAGAGATATCGCTATCCAATGATGGGCCTTTCACCAGAGCAAGACATTAATTTAGATTGGAAGAAAATCACAAATTGGAGAGTCGCCATCCCTATTCCTAGTACGGCCCGCTCGCGGATAGAATCGGTAGCTGAAATTATTTTGAGCGACGCAGGCAAAGAATCATTTAACTACTTCAAGCAGAGAAAGTTCGGGGTTCCCGAGGGTGTCATTGCCGGCTTAGAGATCGACCCCGAGCTCATAACACAGTTTTTGCAGGACGAGAATTCCGAAGCCAGAACTGAGGCCGCCATGGCGCTAGCCAAACTGGCGCGCCAACGCCGCGCAGCATACCTGGACGCGATATCCGACTGGGGATTTGATCAACCAAGCGATGCCCCGATACATATTCAGAGATATTACGCAATGTTAAATCCCAAGACGGGCCAAATGAAGGGCATTGCGGTTCAAGAGAGGCTAAAAGACATTCTAAAGACCAAAACAGCCGAATCTGTAATTGAATGGGCACAACTATTGGAATCCGCGCGAATAAAAACACAATTTCACATCCAGCCAGTCACCGTTCGCGGCAGGAGTACTGTTTACGGCACAATTAATATTTCGCAGCGAGCGATCATTAGGGCTCTTACCCAGTATTCGGATCGGCTTGAACAACTCGTGTTGCCCATTTACGAAACCCTTGACGAACTCACTAGGCATATTAACGGATTTTATTTTGAGAATCGCCCGGGCGATGCTTTCAGGGCCGCCGATGATGCGACAGTTCTTCAGGGCCATACAAAAGAGTTAACCGCACAAACTGAAGAAAATTAGTTTGACAATTGAAAATTTTGTGTTATAATAAACCTACGACTCGGAGGATGAATGGTAACGTGTAAGTTTGAGGATCGGCGTGTACTTAATGAGAAGCTCTTAAGGGGAGTAGATAAACTAGCAGACAACGTGGCAACTACGCTAGGACCAAAGGGGAGGAACGTAATTCTGCAAGAGAAAGGTAAAGAGCCTTTCATTACTAAGGATGGCGTGACGGTTTCTATTTTTGTTCATCTGGACGATGAGTTTGAGAACGCCGCGGCACAAATTTTAAAGCAAGCTGCTTCCGAAACAAACACGGTAGCCGGCGACGGCACTACCACCGCAACAGTTATGGCAAGAGAAATATTTAGCCAGGCTCAAAAGTATCTCACTGCTGGAGCATCCCCTATTGAGCTTAAGCGAGGAATCGATAAAGCAGTGGAAGTCATTGTTGAAAGGCTTAAAGAGATGTCAACTCCGGTAAGCAGCCTAGAAGATATAGAGAATATTGCAACCATTTCGGCCAATAACGATCCGGTGATTGGGAAGCTCGTCGCGACAGCTATCGATAAAGCCGGCGCTGATGGCGCCATAACCGTTGAAGAGGCGCGCTCGATGGAAACTTCTCTCGATATAATAGAGGGTTTTCGGATGCCAGCTGGCTACATAGCATCGGCTTTTGTAACGGATGATCGCCGCGGCGCAATCAAGTATGACAGTCCACTTCTCCTTGTCACCGATATAAAAATCGACACGGTGGATCAAATTCTTCCTGTTCTAGAAACCCTATCGCGTGACGGGCGCCCTCTCGTGATTTTTGCGGAAGAGATAGAAGGTCAGGCACTAGCTGCTCTCATCATGAATACGGTCCGCGGAACGATGAAAATTGCAGCCGTGAAAGCTCCTCTTTACGGAGACGCGAGGAAGAATATGTTAAGCGATTTGGCTATTTCCACCGGTGCAACTTTTATTACAAGAGAATCGGCAACCAGCCTGCGCACCGCCAAACTCACTGACTTTGGACAATGTAAATCCATAGACATTACCAAGGTCATGACAACTGTAATTGGAGGCAAAGGAGATTTCGAGGAGATAGATAAGAGGATTGATCTTCTGAAGAGCGAGCTGCAACAAACCGATGATATTCGAAAGTGTGAAAAAATCCAGAACCGCATCACTAAGCTGGCTGCTGGAGTCGCCGTCATTAACGTTGGCGCAGCCACCGAGGTAGAAATGACAGAAAAGAAACACCGCATAGAGGACGCCCTGGAGGCTGTTAAAGCTGCGCAAGAGGAAGGCACGCTCCCAGGCGGCGGCGTGGCTCTGTTAAAGGCCTCAAAGCGGTTGCAGGTTACCACAGATAACGAGGATCAAGAGCTTGGGGTAGAAATAATTAAAAAAGCGCTTCTCGCGCCCCTAAGACAGATGGCAATTAATGCCGGCCAAAGCCCAGATCTCATTGAAGATGAAATACGAAAAGCCAAAAAAAACTACGGCTTTAATTTTCGAGACTTTTCGATTGTCAACATGTACGATGCGGGAATTATTGATCCTTTAAAAGTAACGAGGGCTGCGCTCCAAAATGCGGCCTCCGCTGCTGGCACATTAATCACCACGAGCCACGCTATTATAGAAAAATGATACTACTTAGGACAGCGAGATAAGCGTGGAGGCAAAAACGAATGCCAGATTTGGAAAACGAAGGTCAGATTGTCGTTGCTTTGGCAGAGCTCACGAGCAGAATCGAAATCTTAATAGACAAGCAAGAAGAGCTCGCAGAAAATGTAAGCAAAATCAAAGAGGCGGTATACAATCCCGACGAAGGGCTTTATGCGAGACTAAATCGGCTCGATGCGCGTTTACTGGGACTGGAATCGTGGAAAAACAACAATACAAAAATCTTGTGGATTGTGATAACGGTCGGCCTAGGCCTTGTGGTTACAACCGCATGGAAAGCGATTATATAAACGAAAGGAATAAATATGAGAGTTAAACTTAGCTACACGGCTGAGATCGACGAAGTACCAATCGAGGCCGCACTGCTTCTGGGAAATCTAGCAGATATGTTTCTAGAATCGATCGAACTCTACAGGGAAATGATAGGCGATCTGAATGGTGAAGAACTCAATTCGGATAAATTTCACAAAAACATGGTTACTCTGAGGGGAAATCTCGGCAAAATTGATGCGCGCTGTGTGGAGGTCGAGCAAGTAATTTCTGGCCTAGGCGATTACCATCGCCAGGTGCGTCAACTGGTATTACAAAAATCAGAAGCCGAGGAACTACCGCGCGACGATGCGGAAACGGCAGAAAATGATGTAAAAGATGATTAAGTTAGTCGAAGTAAAGAAAGTTAACAGTTTTAATGTAGCAGAACACAAAGGTACTGTCTGTTATGAACTACACGAGACGTGGATTAATCCGGATTCTATTTTGCAGATCAGGGCCGACAATACCATGAAAAACAACCTAGCCAAAGGCAGTCTCCCGAAAGACTTAGATACCAGACAGGAGTTCTCTCGCATTCAATTTGGAAGCGGTAACAATGTTTCTGCCATAACAGTGGTCGGCTCTCCGTCAGTGCTAGCAGAAAAGATATTTGTTAGCACAAAGCAGCTTTTGAAGGGGTGATAATATGTTGAAGATAGACGAGGATATCCCGTACATAGAGAAGCCGTGGGGCTACGAAAGAATTTGGGCGCAGACTGATAAATACGTAGCAAAATATATATTTATCAAAGCCAATCATAAATTATCGCGACAGTATCACGAAAAGAAAGATGAGACGATTTACGTTATTTCCGGCCCCTTGGTGCTAGAGCTTGGGCCCGATAACGAAAATGATGATATTCTTATTCTTGGATTATTAGAAGGAGAGGCCTACCACATCAGGCCCGAGGCTGTCCATCGCTTTTGTGCGCCAGAAGAATACGACGTAGAACTAATGGAAGTTAGTACACCGGAATTGACCGATGTAATACGCCTGGAAGATGATTATAATCGTGCGCCAAATATTTCTGCTTGACACTCCTAGATAAGTGATTATATTATACTTTGAAGGAGGGATAACATATGTATCCTATTATTAGACGGTCGAATGTTCCGACCACGAGAAGCCTGCTAGACAGTATTTTTGAGGATGATTGGGGATTTGCTCCGATTTTTAATTCTTTTTTGCGAGAGGCTACTCCACAAATTAAAACGAATGTCACGGCATCCGATAGTGATTATCGGATCGACCTTGTGATGCCCGGGCTCGACAAGAATGATATTAATATTGACGTGAATGATACAACCATTTCCATCTCCCACGAGGCGAAGGAAGGCAACAGCAATATTGTATCTTACAGCTCTTTTCATCGTAGTTGGACGCTTCCTAAAAATGTTGATCCTACGAACGTGAATGCAGAGTATAATCAAGGAATCCTTTCGGTGATTGTGCCAAAGCCCGAGACTGAAATTCCCGTTTCTCACCGCATTGAAGTGAAGTAAAAAATCTTTTTACGATATCAAAGGCGCCTTCGGGCGCCTTTTTTATTTGAATAAAAACAGCCAGCAGGACGTTAAAGCCAATTTTCTTCATACTTACTAATAGGGCAACCATTGTTGCCGACCGGGTCAGAAAGGTTGCATATGCAAGAGTAGGTACAACAGAAGTAGACGAGAAAGAAGAATTAATTATAGGAGGCCTCGGCGATGGCCGGCTGGAAAAAACTTATTGTTCTCATCATCTCGTGTATGGCGTTATCGGGATGCAGTAACTTTTCCGACAACACTCCGGCCCTCGCCGTCACCCCATTTGAAGAAGCCCTAGAACAAACAGCAAAAGACGCTTATCGCCAAACTGTCTCCGTCATGGAGTTAAGTCAACTTAGCGCGACAGAAACCAAAACCCGAAACGCCGCGGTCAAAATAGTTGACCCTTTCACCGGGAATCACGGATCCGGCACGTATATGAAGATGTACGGGCGTTTCGTGGTAGTCACGGCCGCACACGTTGTTGAGGATTTTAACACCGTAGAAATTCATGGGCGCGATGAAGAAGTAGTAACGGCGCGCGTCATTTATCGTAACTCCGACGCTGATCTCGCCGTNCTCGTCACTCCCCAGGTACAAAGCAGAATAGCTATGGACTGGAAGATCAGGCGTGACGACAAAAATCTATTAGGAACAAACATCTGCTACACAGGATTTCCTGGCATCCATGATTTGATGACCATACGAGGGCATGTAGCAGCGCTGGAACGCGGCCATATAATAGCAAATATGTTTGGATGGTTTGGAGCGTCTGGTTCGGGCGTCTTTGATCAAAGAGGTCGGTTCATTGGAGTGGTAAGTGCGATTGATGCCGGAAATTGGCAAATTCCTATTCCCCTCGACAGCATTGTGTGGGTTTCTCCAGCGTGGAACTTTCATGAACCGACCCTTAAGTCGCGCGTTCTAACAGCAGATCCTGCCGGTGTTTTAAAAGCGATCCCCGGCGCACAAGCTCCCCGGCGCGGGGGGACGAGGGATTAAGATGAGGCGCCTCGCGTTACTATTCGGAATTCTAGTAGTGGTAGGATGTGTGGAAGGAGATTATGCTCTCTACAGTTTACACGAGCCAGAAATTGTCGAGATTGAAGTCCCAGTAGAAGTCATCGTTGAAATCCCAGTAGAAGTTATTGTTGAAGTCCCAGTAGAAATACCGGGCGAGGGGGGAGAGG